TTAGACCTTTGATAATGTTTGTTATAGATGCTACTTTAACCATTATCTTTTTCTTCTATTCATTTTAGGTTTCTTGGCTTTTTTCTTTTTTTTCTTCATTCCACCATGAGACCCTTTTCCTGTATGATAAGGCATATTATTTTCTCCTTTTTGTTTTTTTAGTTTGTTTTTGTTTCTTCAATATAGCTTTTTGTAAAGCCATTGGTAATTTTTTTTGTTTTTTTGTTAGCATAGCTTCTCCTTAGTTAGAAAATTTACCACCTGACCATTTAGCATCAGGTAGTCCATTTTTAAACTCCCCACCTGAATAAGTCAAAACTTGTTTTCTGTTTGAGCCATCTTTATAAGAACAATGCACCCAACCACTATTAGGCTCTCCCTCTTTCCAAAATTCTAAAATTAGTTGGTCAAAGTCACAATTATTTTGAATCCATAAAGCTACTTGCAAATTAGACACACCAGCTATTTCAAAATCAACTGCTTCTCCTTTTGTATGTTGGCTAGATTTACTTGATTTTAAAATTTCACAAAGTTGTTCAGTACGAAATCCACTTGTAATAATAACAGGTTTTCCATCAAACCTTGCTCTAACAGGCTCTAAAATTGCATAACAAATATCTGTTAAGTTTTTTATTTCTCCTGACCCAGCTTTATTTTCTATACCATGCCGAATAGCAGTAGATGATTTTTCAAATTCTTCTAAAGTAAAATGTTTGGATAGTTGCATCTAAACTCCTTATGGTTTAGTTGGAAAAGTGACAGCTTCAACATCTTCTACTGTTGTTAAGCCCTCAGTAATATCTCTTAATTCTTGTCTGTAATTTGTCATAGCTTCTGACATAGTGACATCTGATAAAGCATAAAAATCTGTTTCTGCTAGTTTTCTATTTCTATCTTGTCTTAAATTACTTATAGCTCTGTCAAAAGCTCCAGCTTCCCAATCAGCTTCTTCTTGGTCTCTTTGTGCTTCTTCTTCTGCTGTAAGCTGTATTCGTTCTCCATTTACTAATTTATATCTTGGCATAATTACTCCTTATATTTTAGTTAAAACCAAATAGCAATATTTGTCCACTATCTACATTTCCTGTACTAAATTTAAATGATACTCCGTCAATAGCAGTAGTTGTATTGCAATATCCACTAACAAAACTGTCTGACATTTGCTCTGAAGCACCCTCAGAGACAAATCTAGTTATGTAATGTTTTACAAAAGTAAGAGATGATGGATTAAAAAGATGTAAATACCCTGTAATTGATTCACTATTTTCATTTCCTGTATTGTTTAAATTTTGAAATGATGTTGATTGAGATTGATCGTAGCTAGATTCATAAGCTATTAATGCTTGTGAGTCATCTTCTTTGTGTGTTGCATAAAAATATGTTGATGTTTTTATAGCATCAAAATTTGACCCACCATCTCTAAAACCAACTTGAAAAATTGCAGTATTTGTTTCTGGGTGCATATTTACAAAATAAAAAATATATTCCTTGTAAGTGCTGTCAATTCCTGATGTAAAATTTAAACTTGCAGATGATGAAGCTGTTTGTGTTGAAATATGTGCAAGACTTCCAAGAGAAGATATTGAACCAAAAGCTGTTACATCTTTTACTGATCTGTTATTTAATTTTAAAATACTCATTAGCTTCCTTTTATTCCATAGAGTTTAATCGTACCTGAATCTATATTACCTGATGAATATGAAAATTGAATTGCGTCTACATCAGATGTCGTATTGTAATATCCACTAGTGTAGGTATTTTTTTCATAATCTGAATTATGTGAATTTGATACAACAGATAAAAAATGTTTTACAAATGTAGTAGAAGATGGCGAAAATATAAAAAATTGCCCTGATAATGATTGGTCATTATCATTACCACAATTATAAGTAAATTTTGCATTTCCTGTTCCTTGTGCAATATCATGTGAAGTAATATAATTTAGAGTACCACTACCACCACCCTCACTATGTTCTCCCTCGAACATAGTATTGGTTTTAGTCACATTATAATTTGAACCAGCATCAATAGAACCATTGTGCATAAATTGAACATTATCAGTAGCTGGGTGGATATTAATAAATTTGAATAAATAAATAGGATATGTGCTATCAAAGACTACATCTGAACTTCCATGAACAAAAGATATTGAAGCACTTGAACTAGCAGTTTGTTCTTTTATTAAAGTCATTTTACCTTGTGCTAATTGTCCAGCACTTGTTATAGCTGATATAGAATTATTATTATGTTTTACTAAACCAAAAGTCATTAGGTAACTCCATATAATTTTATTGTTCCAGCATCTATGTTTCCACTACTCATACTGAATTGAATAGCATCTATTGCTGATGTTGTGTTTCCATATCCAGCACTAAAATAGCTTTGGTTATAATCTTCATATTGATAACTAGAAATATTTGAAAAAAAATGTTTTACAAAAGTTGTGTTAGATGGCGAAAATAAATGTAAATAACCTGAACAATTTTCGTCATTAGCATTTCCTATTGAATCAGCTAATGGTTTATTAGAAGTAGATTGTGCTAAATCATTAGAAGTATTATACTGATGTCCAGCACTACTACCAGCTTCATTATGATAAGTGTTAAACATTGTGGTAGTTTTAGTAACATTATAGTTTGAACCACTATCTGTACTAAAATTTATTTGAAATTTAACATTATCAGTTGCTGGGTGTATATTATAAAACTTAAAAATATATTCTTTATAAGTAGAATCTATCCCTGAAGTAAAAGATATTGTAGCTGAACTTGATGCAGTTTGAGTAGATATTAAATTAAGACCCCCACCTGATATTGAAGCTGGGAGTGCTGTTACTGCTGATAAGGAATTGTTGTTAGCAAAGTTAAGAGCCATGTTATGCTCCCATCAATGCTTTTATTTCATCGTCATCAAGACCTAAATCTTTTAGCTTTTGTTTTCCTGATGCTTTTTTATCTATTTCGTTTTGTTTTTGTTGTTCTTCTTCAGCTTGTAATTCATTCATTTTTGTTTCTATATCAGCTTTAGATATTTCTGTTGTTCCATTGTGCCACTCAATTTTACAAGTATTTATATCATTACCCCATACACTTGCTTCTGCGTCAGGATTTATTTTTTTTATTGTATCAAGAATTGTTATCATAATTTATGCTCCAACTTCCATAACGACTATTGATTGTCTAATATTATGTTGTCCTACTCTTATTGTATTACCATTAGAACTTCTAACATAAACTGCGTATGTGACTTGTGATGTAGTATTTGGACTATCTAACTTTAATAAAGGCAAACCATTATATTGTCTTTCGCCATCTGCTGTAGAAAATTGTTGCATACCCTCAGTTCCAACAGCTAAATTTGTAGAATCTCTATATAAAGTTGCAACCATTCTTACAGTAGTGCCTTTGTTATCCACTTGAAAAGAAGCTAAAACCAAAATTTTACTTGATGTTGAAGATGGAGTTATATTTACACTTAAACCTGTTGTGACAAAACTTGTTGATGTAGTTTCAAATTCTACATCACTTAAATCTTCAATTACTTGTAAAATTTTTCCACCACCAGCATCAGCAAAAGTCATAGTACCAACTCCTGTTGTTCCTGATCCTGATACTGAATCTACTTTTAAAAATTTACCAGCAGTTATATTTCCTGATGGAAACTTCATAGTGTAAGATTGATTAGCAGAATGTGGTGGAGATTGTAGTTTAATCCCATGTGAGTTAGCTTCACAATTTAATTGCAAAGCACCAGCAGTTGTTCCATCGCCTTTAATTTGTAATCCAGCAGAAGATGAAGTTGTTGTAAAATTCGTTTTTGCATTTGTGACAGTAGCATCAGATGGTGTTCCTATGTCTAAAGTATTTCCAAGAACTATTATAAAATCAATTACATCTCCTGTGCTTAAATTACTTGCAAAAGTTATTGTTGAACCTGATACTGTAAATGAATCTGTTGGTGCTTGAAGAATACCATTAAGTGAAACTAAAAACTGATTTACATTTTCGTAATCTGTAAAAGCAGAGCCACCATTATTCATAGTATAACCAGCTTGACCATTAACTACACTAATTGCATCTAGTTTTACAAAGTTTCCTGTGATTGGTGTTTTACCTATGTATGCCATAAATTATCCTTTTGGGTATTTGTCCTTAACTGCTTTTATTGTTTCTTTCCAACCATCTATTCCATTGTGATAGATGTCGTCTAGTTGGTCTACTATTGATGGATATTCATTTGCTCTATTTCTTTGATATTCTTTACTATTATAATCTGCTTGTAATTCTTGTTGTCTAGCTTCAATATCTGCTTTTGGTATTTCAGCAGTTCCATTTAACCATGTAATATCATTAATATCATTTCCACCAACACTAACTTCTGCATTAGGATTAATACTTTTAATTGCTGTTAACACATCTATCATATTATGCTAATACCTCTAATAATGTTACTCTGCTAACGAGAGTTGATGATGACCAACTAGTTTGTATAACTGAACTTGAGTTTTTTACTTTTATTTGAAATTTTATTTTTACTTCACTTGTTGTATTAGGTGAATAAAGTTGTATTGGAACATATTGATTATCTTGTAATATACCACTTCCCCCATAATCATATGCACCAAATTCATTTGCTAAATCAATTTCTGAATAACTGCCACTTCCAATTTTTGCCATCATGTTAATAGTGCCTCTTGCTTCATTACTATCAGTTCTATAATTTCTAACATAAACTGATGGTAAAATTAAAATTTTAGATGAGGTTGCTGTTGGAGTAATAGCTGTTTCCCAAGTTGTACCACTAGCTGATAAAACGTCTGTAAATGAAGTTGAAGATGAACTTGTGTCATATGCGTTATTTGTGCCTGTGACTGCTTGACCAATTTTACCACCACCAACTAAACTTGCATCTAATCTTTTTAAAACTCCAGCATCACTAATTAAAAATTCATCTGTATCTGCTGGTGCTGTTGCTAATTCTGTTTCTGCTGAAATTATATCTTGTGCTAATTTTGCATTAGTAATTATTCCATCTTCTAAATCAGAAGCACTTACTGCTTTATTTGCTGGTGCTTGTCCAATATAAGCCATTAATTACTCCTATGTTATTTCTAGGATTGATAATGTTGCGTCTATTTTAGCTGATACTGAACAATCTATTTTTAATATATCAGTTGTCTGAAGAACAACTTTACCACCTGTTAAAAGTTCTAAAGATGACCCAGCAGGAATAGTGACATCTTTAATTAATAAAACTGTTTCGTTTGTTTCTGTATCTGATGTGTCTGATACTAATTGAACATCTGCTGTGACAGTTGTTGTGTGAATATTACAAAGTGTTAATCCGATGACTACTGTTGTTGTAGATGATGGAACTGTGTAAAGAGTAAGTGGAGTTCCAGCACTTGCTGGCATCGCACTATTAGTTTTTACTTTAAATGTATTTGCCATTTATTCTCCTTATCCTAAAGCTATCGCTAAGGGCAAAGCATTTGGGTCTGTTTCAGATATTGTTCCTGTAACTGACATTGTGCTAGTGATTGCGTTGCTTGTTGTATTAATACTAAATAATTCTATGTTATCTGAGCCATCGTTTATTTTAACTTTTAAAAATCCTGATGTTCCTGAATCTACCCAAATCGTACCTGTTGCTACTGATGATGGTGCTGACCCCCCAATGTGCTGAGTATTTAAAGCACCTAATATATTATTAAGTTCAGTTCTAAAACTTGCAAAACCCTGATTGGCTAAAACTACATCTGATACTTGACTCATATAATCCTTTTATTTTATTTCTATGTTGATTTCAAGCCATAACCAACAACTTGATAATCAAATGTTCGTGATATTCCTGTATTACTACTATTATAAAACCTTATTGTAAAGGCAGTTTTTGATTTACTTGTGATCTGATAATAGTCTCCTGTTTGTAATCCTTGTGCAGAAATACCAATACTCGGAGTTGCGTAAAAAGAATTAACAAAAGTTATTGTTGTTCCTGAAGCATCTGAAACAACATCTTGTCCAGCTTCAGTTCTTCTTTCCATATTTACTTTAGCTTGTAGAGTATGAACTTTTGCTCTGACCTTATTATCATCACTTGTAATTTTACATCTAAATTTAAAAAATCTACCTTTTATTGTACTTTGTTGTGCAATTTTTTGAAATGTAGTTATATTTGCTAAACTTGTATTGTCAAAACCTACCTGTACTTCTGCACCACATTGAATTTCAGGAGAACCATCAAAAGGTGCTTTAGCATCTTCAAATAGACTTGCACCTCTACCTGAATCAAATAAATCGTATTCATCTTCAGAACTCATACCTATAACAACACCTAAATTAGTGTCGTAAATTTGATCTAATGAAAGTGTATTATTAAATGTATAAAATCCTGATGATTGTATATTACCATTAAAATTTGTTGGATTTGACGTTGAGTCTGTTCCACCTAAATCAAATAAACCCTCAGGAGACTCAAAATTTCCTACTGTGCTGTCAAATTGTGTTATTGTATCTAATATTAATACTTTTCTACCAGCATTATCTTCTGATATTGCAACATTACTATCTCTTGTTCCTAAAAAATCTGCCATTATTCACTCAAAGTTAAAACATTTTGGAAATTTTGTAGTCCTGAAATGTTTGTTGATACAATAGAGGCATTTGCTGAACTATTACCTAATTTATCTACTGCTTTTATACAATAACTGCCAACCTGTGCATTTACAACTAAACTATTTGATTTTCTTCTAACTACTTTTGCAATAGGTGTGCTTTCGTTCCAAGTTGCACCACTTGTTACATCTTGAAACCTTATTTCATACCAAGATATATCTAAGTCTGTTACAGGTGTCCAAGATAACTCCATTTGATTTGAGCCGACCATAGATACAGACAAGTCATCTACATCGTTTGGTATTTCTGTTGCACCAATAATTTTTCTTGAAGCAGATACAAAAGTTGAAGATACACCAAAACTATTTATAGCTTTTACTCTTACATCGTAAGTTACATCATCTACAGCATTTAACAATTCATGTCTTAACTGTGTACCATTTGATATTATTTTAAAATTAGACTCTGTGCTTTGTTTTGCTTCTACTTGATAAAATTGAACAAATTTATCTGTGCTTGGAGATATGACTATATTCAATCTAGTTAGTACAACACCATCTGCATATTCAATCATTTCATCTGATAATGTTAAACTCGCTGGTGGTTGAATAGTAAAAGGATTTGGTAAAGTAGTTGCTGGTGTACTTGCTACCTGACCTTTTGTTGCAAATGTGTAAAAGCTATCTTGATGCTCTACTAATTGTAAAGATATTGTATAATCTTCATTAAATGTCATTGATAAAACTCTAAAAGCTTTTGTGGTAAATCCAACACTTGATAAAGTAATATTTACAATATCTCCTATGTGAAGTTCGTATGCTCTAAATCCACAAGTAATACTTAAACCTAAACTTTCTCTTGATCTTCTTAAAATAATTTCAGCCATTTCTTCAGCTTGGTATGGAGAAGTTATTGTTTTGAAATCAAATCTACCCTCTAATAAAAATCCACCATCTGCTGTTTTCATCGTTGCGTGTTTATCTGCTGTTGCATATCCACTATCATCTATTGCTGGGTACTGAACTTCATCTACTTGATAGTTCCTATCAGGATTAACAAATGAACAAATAACTCTGTTGTATTTAGAATTTTTAGATGGAGATGCTAAATTATATCCACCAATAATATCATCTTCTGTAAGTGATACTGAAGCTGTGCCTGTTGTCTCAATAACTAACTTATATTTACCTTGAACATATGGAAGATAACCTCTCATTCCTTTTACAAGTTCTCTTACATTATCAATAACTTTTCTTGATGTATCTAT